CGCGCTCGCCGCGTTGAAGTCGACCACGCTCTGGACGTCGGTCGGGATCGCCGGACTGCAGGGCCTCGGCTTGTTCGGCGTGATCGACCCGCAGGCCGCCGGCGCCGGGACCATTCTCGGTCTCGCCTCGATCGCGGTCGAGCGCATCAAGAAGCTCTAGCAGTCCCCAGGAATACTCGCCGAGAGCACGCCGCCCGGAGTAGCGGGGCGGCAGCGACCGGGCGGGGGAGGGCGCGTCCGGCTCTCCCCCGCCGCACCGTTCCAGCAGCGCATTGGAGACCCCCATGCCAAAGACGCGCGCCCCGGCGGCTCCGGCCGCCGACGAAAGCCTGATGCTGCCCGTCGAGACCCGCGAGGCGCTCGTGCGCGCGGAGTCCGTCGACGACGAGGCCCGCACGGTCGACATCGTCTGGACGACCGGCGCCGCCGTGCGCCGCATGGACTGGTGGTCGGGCAAGCGCTACGACGAGGAGCTCGTCGTCGACGCCAAGGCCATCCGCCTCGGCCGGCTCAACGCCGGCGCGCCGTTCCTGAACAGCCACAACGGCTACAGCCTCGACGCCATCCTCGGCGTGGTCGTGGACGGCTCGGCCCGCATCGAGAAAGGCGAGGGCGTCGCCACCATCCGATTCAGCGCTCGCGAAGACGTCGAGCCGATCTGGCGCGACATCAAGGACGGCGTGATCCGAAACGTCTCGGTCGGCTACGTCCGCCACCGCGTCACGAAGATCGAGCGCGAAGGCGACGTCGATCTGTGGCGCGTGGAGGACTGGGAGCCGCTCGAGGTCTCCGCCGTCGCCATCGGCGCCGACCCCGGCGCGGGCGTTCGCGCCGAGCCGTCGCGCGACCTGTTCGCGCGCACCTTCCCCTGCACCGTCGTCCGGGCGAGTCCGGACACCCAACCCGCCGCCACGCCGGCGGCATCCCCCAAGGAGAGGTCCATGCCCAAGAAGACGGACGCCGGCGCACCCGGCGAAGGCGATGACGCGCCGGCGGTTGAGGCGGTCGATACGGCCGCCGTTCGCGCCGAAGCGGAGCGGTCGGAACGCACCCGGATCACCACGATCCAAGGTCTGTGCCGCCAGTTCGGCGTCGACGACGCCACGCGCGCCGAGCTCGTGGGCGAAGGCGACAAGCCCGGCGTCTCTGTCGAGGAGGCCCGCAAGCGGATCCTCGACAAGCTCGCCGCCGCCGACGATCAAGGCGCCCGCCGCGGCGAGCCCCGCGTCGAGTTCGATCGCGGAGGTCGCAACGACGACCGCGCCTACGGCGAGGCGGTCGTTGCGGCGCTGCAGCACCGCGCCGACCCGCGCGCCGAACTGCCCGAGGCGGCCCGCGAGTTTCGCGGCCTCTCGCTGATCGAGATCGCGCGCGACACCCTCGAGCGACTCGGTCTGCGCACGCGCGGCATGAGCCGGCTCGAGATCGCCACCGAGGCCCTGGCTCAGCGCGCGTCGCCGGGCTACCACTCGACGGCGGACTTCCCCTTCATTCTCGCCAACGTCGCGAACAAGCGGCTGCGCGCGGCCTACGACTCGACCCCGCGCACCTTCGTGCGCTGGGCGCGTCCGGCGACGCTCGTCGACTTCAAGCCGACGACCCGCGTGCAGCTCGGCGGCGCTCCGGACCTCCTGAAGGTGCCCGAGAACGGCGAGTTCACCTACGGAACGATGGGCGAGGGCAAGGAGGTCTACGCGCTCGCCACCTACGGCCGGATCATTCCGATCAGCCGTCAGGCCATCATCAACGACGACCTCTCCGCGTTCACTCGGATCCCGGCGGCGTTCGGGGCGGCCGCGGCGGACCTCGAAAGCGACCTCGTCTACGCGCTGCTCCGCGACGCCTACCTGATGTTCGATGGCGATGAAGTCTTCAACGAGGACGCCGGCAACCTGCTTACGGGCGCCGTGATCGACGAGGCCAGCCTGACGCTGGCCTACGAGGCGTTCGGCGACATGGTCGGCATCGAAGGCCGCCCGATCGCGGTCATGCCGCGCCATCTGCTCGTGCCGCACGGCGACCGCTACGTCGAGGCGCGGAAGGCCGTGACGCAGACCACGCCCTCGAGCACCGAGGACGTCAACGTCTACGCCGGCGCGCTCGAGATCACCCAGGAGGTTCGCCTCAAGGGCCAGGGCGACGACGAGGACCCCTGGTTCCTCCTCGCCGACTACAACCGGATCGACACCGTCGAATACGCCACGCTCGAGGGGCAGTCCGGCGTCTTCACCGAGACGCGGCTCGGCTTCGAGGTCGACGGGATCGAGATCAAGGCCCGGCACGACTTTGCGGCCGCGCCGATCGACCGCAAGGGGATGGTCAAGAACCCCGGCGCGGCCGCCGGCGGCTGATCTCAGCACTGATCGCATAGGGGAGGCGGGCGGCTTCGGGTGAAGCCGCCCGCCGCCTTCAAGGACGCTCACTTCCAACCGGGAGACCTCCCATGAAGAACTACCTGCACGAGGGCCAGACCCTCACCATCACCGCGGGGGGCGCTGTGGCCTCGGGCGCGGTGGTCGTCATCGGTGCGCTCGTCGGCATCGCGGCTGCGGCCGCCGCCTCGGGCGAACCGCTCCCCGTCAAGGTGACGGGCGTGTTCGAGGTCACGAAGACCGACGAGCAGGCCTGGACCCTGGGCCAGCGCGTCTACTGGGACGCCGCCGAGGCCGAGTTCACCACGGTCGCGACCGGCCACCTGTTCGCCGGCGTCGCCGCGGAAGCGGTGGCGAACACAGAGGGCCTCGTCACCGGGAAGCTGCGCCTCAACGGCACGGCGCCCGACGCGGGCTCGAGCTTCGCGCAGGCCGGCAATGTCCTGGCGACGGCGATCGCGATTGTCGACAGCACGACGGGGACCCCGGACGTCACCGACCCCGCGACGCTCGCGGCCGTGACGAACCCGGATCTCTCCGCCTGGAACGGATCGACCGACCCGTCGGCCGCGCAGGCGACCGCGATCGGCGCCGCCTTCACCGCCGTGAAGAACGCGATCGCCTCGCTCGCGGCGGTGGTCACTCAGAACACCGACGACAACGCGGCGATCCTCGACGCCCTCAAGGCCGCCAACATCATGGCGGCGGATCCGTCCTAAGGCGGAGCGCAGTCTGTAGGCGCTCCTTACACGCTCGCGGGAGCGCACCATGCCGAGTCCGTTCGCCCTGGGCGTCGCCGCGCAGTTCCGCTCCTCGCTCGCCGTCGACGCGCTCTGGCGCGCCGGCGGCGAGGGGGAGGGAACCGCGCTGCGCGTCATGGTGCGCGGACCCGACGTGGTGGCGGCCTACGGCGAGACCGAGGTCGTCGTCGACACACATCGCGTCGACGTCCAGACTGCGGACGTCCCCGAGCTCGCCGAGGCCGATACGTTCGAGGTCGTCGACGAGGAGAGCGCCTTCAACGGCGTTGTGCTCAAGGTGCTCGGCGACCCGCGCCGAGACTCCGAGCGGCTGACCTGGCGCGCCGAGGCGCGCGTGGCGTCGTGAGGATACAGGCCGCGCTCATCGGCCGGCTCGACGAGTATCTCGCCGCCGAGGCCAAAGCCGCCGACACCGGCGTCCGCGAGGGCGTCCGCGCCGCCGGCGAGGCGCTCAAAGAGCGCTGGCGCGGGCAGATCGTGCAGTCCGCGCTCGGGCAGCGGCTCGCCAACACCGTGCGCCACAAGCACTACCCGAACCGCGGGATCAACGCCGCCTCGGTGGTCTACAGCCGCGCCGCCAAGATCGTCGACGCCTTCGACCGCGGCGTCACGATCCGATCGACGAACGGTTTCTTTCTCGCCGTGCCCGACGACGCGGCGGGGCGCGGCCTAGGCGGCGCGCGGATCAGTCCAGGCGAGTTCGAGCAGCGCACCGGCATCCGGCTACGCTTCATCTATCGGCGCGGCGCGCCATCGCTCCTGGTCGGCGACGACCTCCGCATCAACACCCGCGGCCGCGCCGTCCGCGGAACCCGCCGGCGCAAGGGCGGCGGCGAGTTCACGCCGCTGACCGGCCGCACGACGGTGGTCCTGTTCGTCCTGCTGCCCCAGGTCACGATCACGAAGCGACTCGACCTCGCCCGCGACGTCGAGGCGATCGAAGAAGCGTTGCCGGGCTTCATCCGGACCCACTGGCCCGAGACCGCCGGCGTGGAGGCCGCATGAGCACGCGCGAGCAAGTCCTGGACGCACTGCAGGCGGTCCTCGAGACCGCGCTCGGCGCCGCCCCGGCCGGTCCGGTCGAGGGCCGCAACCTCAAGCTGCTCGGGCGGATCCCGACCGTCGGGCTCGTCATCCTGCGCGACGGCGATCCCGGCGATCCCGAGACCACGCTCTCGCCGCTGACCTATCACTTCGAGCACCGTGCCACGATCGACGTGCTGGTCGATGGCGCGCACTACGCCACCGAGGCCGCCCGCGACGTCGCCTTTGCCGCCCTTCTCGCGGCGCTCGGCGCCGCGGTGGTCGCGGATCGCACGCTCGGCGGACTCTGCGACTGGATCGAGCCGCAGGCCCCCGAGATCGTCCACGAGCGCATCGAGGGCGCCGAGGCCTTGAAGGCCGCGGGCATCGCCATCGCGCTCCACTACGCCACGACCGACCCGCTCGGCTGAGCCGCACTCTGAGGAGATCCACATGGCCCGCGCACAAGGCGCCCGCTCGCAGCTCGCGGGCGGGTTCGAATCCAGCTACGGCACGCCGCCGGCCGCCGACTCGTTCTGGCGGCTGCCGTTCGCCCGCTCGACGCTCGGCTCCGAGCAGCCGCTCCTCGAGAACGAGCTCCTGGGCTACGGCCGCGACCCGCTGCCGCCGGTCAAGGACGCGATCACGGCGGACGGCGAAGTGGTCGTGCCGATCGACGTGCGCTTCCTCGGGATCTGGCTCAAGGCCCTGTTCGGGGATCCGGACACGACGCCGGTCGCCGCGACGGGGGCCATCGTGTTCTCCGGCCAGCCCGCCCCGGGCTCGATCATCACCGTCAACGGCAAGGCGATCACCTTCGTGGCGAGCTCGCCGGGGACGGACGACATCGAGGTCGGCGCGACTCTGCCCGACACGCTGAACAACGCCCGCGTGGCGTTGAACGGCCACGCCGACACCGGAATCGACGACGCGACCTACACCGACGACGACACCGCCACGCTCATCATCACGCACGACACGGTGGGCCCGGGCGGCAACGCCTTCACACTGGCCGCGTCGGCCAACTCCAACGGCACGGTGTCTGGCCCCACGCTCTCGGGCGGCGGCTACTCTCATGTCTACGTCTCGGGCGGCTACGACCTGCCGAGCCTCGCGCTCGAGGTCGGCATGCCGGAGGTGCCGCACTTCGCGATGAACGTCGGGTGCAAGCTCGACGGCTTCGCCTGGGAGATGCGCCGCAGCGGGCTCCTGACCGCGACCTCGCGGATCATCGCCCAAGGCGAGACCGTGTACGCGGCGAGCCAAGCGGGCGAGCTCGAGGAGCTCGAGCTCATCCGCTTCGGCAGCTTCAACGGCTCGATCTCGCAGGACGGCGCGCCCATCGGCAACATCGAGTCCGCGTCGCCGTCCTACTCGAACAACCTCGACCGCATCGAGGTGATCCGCAACGACGGCCAGATCGACGGCGCCGACGAGTCCGTTGCCAACCTCAGCGGATCGCTCACCGCGCGGTTCAACGACCACGACCTGATCGACCAGGCGGTCGCGGGCACGCCGTCCGAGCTGACCTTCGGCTACGAGCACGTCTCGGGGAACTTCGCCTTCGACCTGGTCGCCCACGCGGTCTATTTGCCGCGCCCCCGGGTGCCGCTCGAGGGCCCGCAAGGCGTCCGTGCGACCTTCAACTGGCAGGCCGCGCTCGACGCCAGCGAAGGCGTCATGTGCACCGCGACGCTCCTGAACGACGTCGAGGACTACGACAACCCGAGCTGACGCGGCCCGAAGCGATCCACGAGCCGGACCGGCCCCGTGAGCGTGACGCTGCGGCGCCGCCGGGTCCAGGTCCGCCGCGTCACAGTGCGGCCCGCCCTCCCGCCGCCAGCGAAGGGGCGGGCCGCGTCCACGTTCAGCAGACGGAGCACCCATGCTACGGCTATCCCTGGAACCCCGCCAATCGGCGTGGCTCGATCTCGTCGACGGCGTCCGCGTCAAGGTCAAACCCTACGGCTCCTCGGTCCGCATGGCCGCGGACTCGATGGTCCGCGCCACGCTCGGGGAGGACTCGCCGCCGGGCGTTCGACGCGTCGAGGCCGTCAAGGCCCTCGCCGAGCTCGCCATCGAAGAGTGGGAGGGCGTCGGCGACGAGGCCGGCGCGCCGCTTCCGGTCACGCCCGAGGCGGTCCGCGCGCTCATGGAGCTGACCGGGCCCTATCAGGCGTTCGAGCTGCTCTACTTCGGCGCCGGGATCGCGCTCGAGCAGGAAAAAAACGCATCTGCGCTCACGCCGAATGGTGGCTCGGCGGCGGGCGAGACTACTGCGCCGCCTGCACCGCCCCAGGACCAGATGGCAAACCCGGACCCGTCTGCGCCGAGTGCCCCGGACGCCTGAACGAGCCGCAAACGCTCGCGGGCTGGCGGGTCTGGGATCTGGCCTTGAAGGTCCAGGGCCAGCTACGCGCCATCCCCGGCGGGGTGGTCGGCCTCGATCTCGGGGCCGCCCTCGCGACCGCCGCCGCGCTCGGCGTCGATCCGCTCTGGGCGGCGGAGATCCTGCCCGCCCTCGAGCCCGTGTTCGTCAAGTCCGTGAACGACCGCCTCGAGGCCGCGCGCGAGACGCGCGGCGACGGCGGCGGCCGCGTCGTCCTCGGTGAAGGAGCCTGACATGGCGGAGCGGCGCGTCAGCGTGCGCTTGAGCGTCCAGGACGTCGAGCGCTTCAAGGCGAACCTCAAAGACGCCGGGGAGTCCGGCCAAAAGGCCCTCGAGCTGATCGAGCGCCGCGGGAAGCCCGCGGCGAACGAGCTGCGGGCTCTCAACGCGGTGGCCGCCGATGTGCGCGGCGGTCTCCAGCGTTTCGCCGGCGAAGCCGGCGCGGTGGGCTCCGCCCTCGGGGCCCTTGGGCCCGCGGGCCTTGCGGCCGCCGCCGCGCTCGGGGCCGTCTCTGTGGGGCTCGCCCAAGGCATCCGGGTCGCCGCCGAGGACGAGCGCCAGCTCTTGCGCCTCGAGGCCGTACTGACCGCGACCGGCCACGCCGCCGGGCTGACGGCGCGCGAGATCAAGGGGCTTGCGCTCGAGCTCGAGCGCACCACGCTCGCCAATGAGCAGGAGGTTCTGGGCTCGGCGGCGGTGCTGAGCGCCTCGGGCGTCTCGAGCGCGAAGCTCGAGCAGGCGATCCGGCTATCTGCCGACCTGACCGCGGCGTTCGATACAAACCTCGCAGGCGCAGCGCGCCGGTTGGGCCGCGCTCTCGAGGACCCGATCCGCGGTATGCAGACGCTCGCGACTGCGGGCGTGACCGTCAGCGCTCAGCAGCGCGACCTCATCACCACGATGGCCGAGGCGGGTGATGTCGCCGGTGCGCAGGCCGTGCTGCTCGACGCTCTCGCCGCCAAGGCGGGCGGGGTCGGCGCCGGCGAAGCCGCCGGACTCGCCGGCGCCATGCATCGCGCCGAGGAGGGGACAAAGGGACTGCTCGCCGCCTTGGT